TCCCCTAATTTTTTCTAAAGTCATCTATATTTATATGAAAGAGATTTTTAAACTTGGAGAAATAAATGGCTGAACTACTCGATCCTACCGAAGTATTTTTTACCCCGTTTGAACCGAAACTTGCGAACCGGTTTATTATGTATATTGAAGGCGTCCCTGCATATCTCATCAAGGGTGCTGGTAGACCTAACATCAACTTCAACCCGATAACACTTGATCATATCAATATCAAGCGTAAGGTAAAAGGTAAAGGTGAATGGCAGGACGTGACTATCAAGCTTTATGACCCAATTGTTCCTTCTGCTGCACAGGCAGTCATGGAGTGGGTTCGTCTATCACACGAGTCTGTAACAGGTCGTGATGGTTATTCGGACTTCTACAAGAAGGACATTACATTCAACGTTCTTGGTCCAGTTGGTGACAAGGTTGAAGAATGGACTTTGAAGGGTGCTTTCATCACAGCAACAACATTTGGTGACATGGATTGGTCAACGGACAACTTCGTTGAAATCTCCCTCACACTTGCTTATGATTACGCTATCCTCCAGTTCTAATACTTGAATAAAAAAACTACATGGGTATATCGAGAAAATCTCGGTATACCCATATTTATTTATACGAACAATATGTTACATTTAGTTATAGGATTTAGTTATGTCACAAGTACCAACCGGATATAATCTCCCAAAAACAGGAATGGAGATGTCCGATGAAGAATTAAAAGCCAATTTGATGGCAGATTATAAACAATCATCAGTCAAGAAATCAAATTTCCCAACAGAAATTATACCACTTCCATCAAAGGGCATTCTTTACTCAGAAGAACATCCTCTTGCAAACGGAACAATAGAAATGAAGTATATGACTGCAAAGGAAGAAGACATTCTCACATCTCAGAATCTAATCAAACAAGGTGTTGTTCTTGACAAATTATTCGAGTCCCTAATTGTAACACCATTCAATTATGGTGATCTTTTTGTTGGTGACAAGAATGCAGTTATGGTTGCAGCTAGAATTTTAGGATATGGTAAAGATTATACGGTAGAAGTTGACGATCCGTTTTCACCAGGAAACAAACAAACGGTCACAATAGATTTGACTCAAATAGAACACAAGGAGGTGGATTATTCTCTATTCGAGCAAGGAAAAAATGAATTCGACTATGAACTACCTCAGTCAAAACGGGTCGTCACTTTCCGTCTAATGACACATAACTTAGAAAAACAAGTTCAAACCGAAATAAAGGGAATGAATAAAACACGAGTAAGAACCGGAATCGATCATGAACTAACAACTCGTTTGAAAAACTTGATCATTGCCGTAGATGGGGAATCTGGAAGAGCTACTATAAATAATTTTGTTGATAACGAGTTATTTGCAATAGATTCTCGCTCTCTTCGTAGTTATATGAAGGAAATATCACCGGACCTTGATATGACATTTACATTTGTTTCGGAGTCAACTGGTGAAGTAAAGGAGATGGACATTCCAATGGATGTTTCCTTTTTTTGGCCTCGGAGCTGATTATAAATTAGGTTTACATGAAGAGATATTCTCTTTGTGTTATTATGGAAAGGGTGGTTTTATTTGGGAAGATGTTTATAATCTACCAATCCATCTTAGACGATTTTACATACAACAAGTATCTAAAGCTATAGAACAGAAAAATAAATCTGAAAAAGCTCAGTATGACAAAGTAAAACGTTCTGCACCTACCTTTTCTAAACCATCTGGACAATAATATTTTGGGTTTACATATTTATAGGTATGTAAACCCTATTTTTTATGGAGGAAATAATGGCTTCAGTAAAACAATCGTTATTAGACACGATAGTTGATTTTATATCGAGACGCAAAATCACTGCACTTGAAAAGGCATTTAAAAATAACAAAGACCTGATGGATTCGGTAAGAAGTATGAATGCTGCTTATAAAAAGATAGATGATAGACTTACAGATTATTGTAAGAAACATCCTGACATTTGTAAGGAAGTTGAAGATAGAAAAAATAAGTATAAAATGTAATGAGATTTTGAATGGCACGTAGACCAACACGTAGAACACAAAGGGAACTCGATGAACAAAATGAGACCGCATCAGACGGCCGTGCCTCCGCATACCTTAAACAAAAACGGATTGCGGAAGAATTATTAGAAACAGAACGAAAAATAAATGAAGAAACAGAAGCAAGCGATGCTTTACTGGAAGAAATCCTCAAAAGAGAAAAACGGCTAAACGAGTTAAGAGAAGAAGGCCGTGAATTATCAGAAGAAGCAAGAGATCTACAAAGGGAACGTGATGAACTTGAAAAAGAATGGGAAGATAGATACGAATCTCTGAATCAAAAACAAGAACGTTTTAACGAGCTCACAACAGAGACTGTAGATCTTGAATCTAAATTGATTGCTTATGGTAAGCAACAACAAAAACAAATATCCGATATAGGTGACCAACGATCAAAATCATTATATTTGGCCGAACAAGCTCAGAGTAAACTAACGGGCGCATCAAAGACCTGGCAAGACTCTCAAGGCATAACTCGTGATTTGATGTTTGAACAAAGTGCAATTGCAGTAAAAACACAACAGATATTAGAAAATCAAGGCTCTTTATCGGAAAGATATATTGATTCTTTAGAAGATGGACTGTCTATGGCAGATAGTCTTGCGAATATTCAAAAAGACATAACAAGTTCAGTTGAAAAAGCTTCAACTGGTGAATATCAAAAGCTTGATTTATCAAAACAAAGAGAAGAAGTTGAAAATAGAACTGCTGAGTTGGCATATATTAGAAAACAAATGGATGAAGGTTCTATTGATATGAGTGAAGATGAGTATCAAATTCTTCTTCAACAACTAAAATCACATGGTGAATATCTAACATCATTAGAAAAACAAAATGAAGTTCTTGCTAAAGCATCTGAACAGGCAAAAAAAGTCTTGGGTGTATTTGATAGTATATTAGAACTTGATATAAAAGGAGCTCTCCGGCAAGGATTCAATCTTGATAAAATTCAAAGTGGAATAAAAAAACAAATTGGCGCAACATTTGCAAATATTGCAGCTGAAATGAAGGGTGAAAAGGGATTGGTCGGTGGATTGAAAGCCGCTGGCTCTGGAATGAAGGCACTTCTTGGTATGGCTCCTATGTTTATGAAAGCCTTGGCCATTGGTGGTTTGATTGCAATTGTTGGATTCTTGATTGACTCATTTGGTAAAGTAGATGAAGAAGTTGCTCAGTTAGGTAAAGACATGGGTATATCCAAACATGAAGCTATGGAATTACATCATGCTGCCGTAGATACCGCTGCTGAAATGAAACTCGTCGGTATAAATTCAAAAGAAGTTGCAGAAGGTCTCAAGCTTTCTACCGAAATAATGGGCGGATTTGACCTAGCATCCAGATTTGCAGCTGGAGATGAAAAGGTAAAACAATTAGTCAAAGATACAACGATTCTTAGTAAAGAATTCGGTCTTGGTGCCGACGAAATCAAAAATATTCAAAATCTGGCAACTATGTCAGGTAAGAGTATGGGTCAACTTACTGCTGAAGCAACAACCTTAAACAAAGGATTGATGAGTGGTAAGGAATCGTTAAAAATGCTTGCGGCCATACCACCAAAAGTTGCCGTTGCATTCAAAGGTGGAACACAGGAACTTATCAAAGCCGCTGCAAAAGCAAAAATGTTAGGTATGAATCTTCAAGAAGTTCAAGACATTGGTATGGGTATGCTAGATATTGAATCTTCTCTTGAAAAAGAAATGGAAGCAAGAGTCCTGACAGGAAAAGATCTAAATCTTGATGCCGCTAGATACTATGCCTTACAGGGTGATACTGCATCTCTTCAGGATGAGTTATTAAAACAAGCCGGATCTCTGAAGGATTTTCAAGCAATGGGGCCAATTCAACAGAAAGCTATGGCCGATGCCATGGGTATGTCTGTTGAAAAAATGACGGAATTGTTGACAAATGCTGAGAAACTAAAAGAACTTGGTATTGATGATGCAAAGATGAAAGATCTTCAGGCAATGAACGCAGAACAACTAAATGCAGAACTTGCAAAAGGTGGAAGTCAGCAGTATCAAGATTATGTTAGAAACTTGGCAAAAGAAAAAGAATCGGCTGCTGTAAAAGAAAAGTTTGCAGATGCCGTAACAAAACTTCAAGAAAAACTTTCCAAATTAGTTACACCACTCATAAATTTGGCCGATATGTTTTTAGGTCTTCTTGATATAGTTGGTGGGTTTGAACCGATACTTTATACTATTAGTGCACTTATTGGATTGATAGCAGTGTTTTGGGTTGGTAAAAAATTAGCGGGTGGATTCAAACTTGTGAAAGATGGTATTTCTTCAATGAAAGATGGGTTGAGTGGGTTCTTCAACATGATAAAAGGGCCTGGTTCAAAGGCAATGGATACATTGGGTGATGGTGCATCTAAAGCAGTAGATGCAACAAAAGACAAAGCAATGGAAGCCGCTGATAAACTAAAAGAAAACACAGGTAAAATGAAAACACCAAAGGGTGGTAAAAAAGCTGGTGGATTCTTGAAAAGTTTAGTCGATTCTATAAAGAGAATAAGTTATGCCGATATAATAAAAGTTGCCGCCGCCATCGTCATATTATCAGCCGCGATAGGTATTGCCGCAATTGCATTCAAATTATTTGGTGATGTTGATTGGAATTCAGTTGCAAAAGGGTTAGTCACACTTGCTGTGATGGTTGGTGCTGTTATGTTATTAGGAAACGCGGCCCCAAATATTATACTTGGTGCAGCCGCTGTTGTTATATTATCGGCGTCATTACTTATTGCTGCAAAGGCAATGCAACAGTTTTCAACTGGAGTTAGTTGGGATGGTGTTCTAATGGGAATTACAACACTTGGTGCTCTAACACTTGCGGTCTTGGCACTTGGTTCCTTGATGATGTCAGGTGTTGGTGCGGTTGCGATCATAGCCGGTGCAGGAGCATTACTTATACTGTCAGTTGCCCTTATGGCAATGGGTGTTGCAATGCAATTGTTTGCAAAGGCCGCCGTGACTATAATGCCATTCCTTGAAGGCATTGGAAAATATGATGTGGGTAAAATTGCAGCTCTTGCTGGGGCAATGACTTTACTTGGACTTTCTTTTGCCGCACTTGGTCTTATGATAATACCAATAATGTTAGGTGCTGCTGCTCTTACTATTCTATCAGGTTCATTGATGGTATTTGGTTTGGCTGCAACTCTTGCCGCTAAGGGAATGGAAGGTATAACTAAAAATATCGGAACACTTCTAAGTTTTGATCCATCTCGATTTGAATCAGTTGCAAAGGGATTGGATACAATTGGTTCTGCTGTTATGAGAATGGGTGCTGGTAGTCTAATGGCTGGTGTTGGTGAGGGTATATCAAAGATATTTGGTGGTGAAAGTCCTCTCGATAAAGTCATGAATATAACTGAAAAACTAAATCCAGAGAAGTTATCTTCTACTGCAAAGGCAATAAAAGACCTAGCAGATTCATTCAAGTATTTTGCAGAAGAAACAGGTAAACTGAAAGAATTTGATACCGATAAGTTAGATTCTATAATAGAACGAATGGAGAAAGTGAGAGAGGCTGAATCTGGTGGTGGTTTATCAAATGCCGTAAGTGGTGTAGCAAATGCAGTTACAGGGTTTATTGGGAATCTGTTTGGAACACCTGAACAACAAACAGCACAACCAGTAACCGCCGGTGCCTCTGCCGGAGGTGGTGGTATACAAAGTGGTGGAGGTGG